GTTCATCGGACTAAAACTTAGTATCTCTTAAGATCTTCATGGGTATAACCCAGGTCAAGAAGAACTTGGAGAAGATTGGCCCTCGCGCGCAACTTAGATTCAACATGACTTGTACTAAGAGGTTTGTAGAGTGGGTAGTGACATTCGGGAATTTTCTCTGAAAACGAGTGGTACGGGTTCGAGAATATAGCCAAAGGCCAAAACCAGGGGTCGGGTACGGGCATCAGCAGCGCGAGTTCAAAACTCGGCGCAGCCGATTTCCATAAGGTGGCAGGAGCTCCAGACCAGGACTGACCATAGGGTTGGCAACGAGTTGCGTACCCAGTGTTCATCGAGGTAACAGGACGATATGTGTCCCAAGGAATGGACCCCTGCCAGGGGGTGGTGACATCGAATACCTTCCATTGAGAAGGATCTTGCGTAACTATACCTGTTTCGGGATACCAGGTGGAAACGCCATACGCGACATCTGTGAACTGGCCGAATGCGATTTTACCGATCGCATAAGGCATGGCTCCAACGGTTACATTTGGGGGCAACGCTAATTTCCAATTAACAGCACCTGAATTGAAGAAAAACAAATTACAGATGGAGTCAAATACGTTGATGTGACCGTTGAGGCCAAGTGTTACAGAATCACGAACTCGTTGAAAGTTTCGATACTGTGTGCCGGTCTGGGGGGACGAACAACCAACATCAAAGCTCGTAAGAGCATTTGAGCAGTCGGACCAGCGAGTGAGGAGATCTTCCACATACGTGTATTCGGGCACGTGGGTCTGTGGAATGTCACCAGTGGGTTTCATGTGGGGCAAGGACGGAAACGGTTTGAGAAAATCTTCCCAAACGGAACATTGTCCATCCGCTTCAGGTACTACTGACATGGTAGTGGTATCTTCGGTTGACATCGTGGTCGATGTTGTACTCGTAGAATTAGTCAGGGCAGTAGCAAAGATAGCGGCATAGCCGGGTGTAGAATAATCACGGAACTGAAAGTCCTCGCCTGCAGCCATATACAAAAGGTACTGTATAGTGGGCGTGCGAGAACCACTGCCTGTTATAGCAGAGTCCAAAACAATATTCACTGAGGGACAGACACCATATTCATATGCAGAACTCATATCAACCCAATCGTATTGGTACACGAAGGGGACTGAGAACTCTATAGAGGTGGTGCCTTTAACAGTGTGAATTATCGTGGGTAACAATTCAGTGTAAGGGGCATTAGAACTAACAGAACTTGCGCTAGTTCCGTACGCACAGAAAATTCTGATACGGGCGGAACACATTGCGGAAGTGGTCAGGTATAATTTAAATTTAAATGATCCACGGAAGAATCGGAAAAATTGCGCTAAGTACGGCATATAGCCTGAAGGCAAAATTCCGATAATGCCTGGTAAAGTATCCGTTGGGGTGGGATAGCTACTACCAAACGGGTACCGAGGGTGACAGGTACAATCAGTGGAATCATTTATATTTGTAAAAACACCTGCTTGAAGAAGGAACGGTTTCATGCAAAGTTCCTGGATAGAATGTCGTCGTTGCGGGTCAGAACATCGATTCATAGATCCAGATTCTTGAAAATCACCGAGTGTTTTTGTAGGGTGTGGTGAATTAAGTTCAGCACTGTCATTAAAAGGTTCAAATTTGGTCTCACGGGTCTGAGACTCTGGTATGGAATCCCGGCCTGTAGAGCCGTCGGTCATCCAATCCCAGACTTTGCTAGTAGCTTTCTCAA